CATTGTCCGGTGAGAACCTCGCACTACCGCCTGACCCTGAACTGCGTTCGGACCTCTGTACCCCACGCTGGCGGCCGGTCGCTCGTGGAATTCAGGTCGAGGCAAAAGAGGACATCATTAAGCGGCTGAAACGATCACCGGACTGTGGGGATGCCGTAGTTCTGGCGTTATTCGAGCAGCATTCAGGATTTTGGGTCTAATGCGCGATACGCGATTCAGTGCCAACAGCAGCATACCCGCCATCCCGGAAAGCCTTGCTTTGCGTGCATACGCAGATCGTAAAGCGGCACCGGTCATCTTCACGCATGCCGATGGCTATGCCGCGCAAGGTGAGATCCGCACGGGGCGCAACTTCCAGTCGGCCGTGGCAGAGGGCTACAAGCGCAACGAGATTGTCTTTGCGTGCGTCTATCACAAGGCGCTGGCCGTCTCTGGCGTCAAGGTCGTGATCGAAGATGAGGCCAGCGAAGAGGAACTCGACAATCACCCGGCAAAGGCACTGCTAAAGCGTCCTAATCCATACTGGTCATGGGAAGACTTGATTGCATCCATCTTTGTGATTCAGGACATGGGCGGCGTGGCCTACTACCAGAAGGTCAGGGCGGGCTCTGGTCAGGTGGTGCAGTTGTGGCCGTTGCGTCCTGACTGGATGCGACCGCAGGTTGGCCCGAACGGGCTCACAGGATACGTCTACAAGTCCCCGGGAGCCCGTGAAATCCCCCTCAAGGCGCGTGACGTGATGGCCTTGAATATCTATGACCCCCTGAACATGTACGGCGGCGTGGCGCCCGTTTCTGTGCTCGGACACAGCGGCGATATTGACAATGCCATGTCCGCGTTTATGCGTGCGTTCTACCTCGATGGCGGCATGCCCATGATCGCGCTCACGACCGATCAAGACTTGCTCGAACAAGAGGTTACGCGCATTCGGGCCGGCCTACGGGAACGCTATGGCGGCTGGCAGCGTCAACTGGAGCCCGCGGTATTCTCCAAGGGCGTCTCAGTTACACGTATCGGCATGACCTATCCGGAGATGGGATTCTCCGAAATGGACGGGCGCAACGAGGCCCGCATCTGTATGGTGCTGGGCGTGCCACCGATCATCATTGGCGCGAAGGTCGGGTTGGATCGCAGCACCTTCGCGAACTATGCCGAGGCGCGTACGTCATGGTGGGAGGACTACCTCCATCCAAAACTGCGATTCTTACGTGGTCAATTGCAGCGTCAACTCATCAACGAGTTCGGTGCTGGTATCGAGCTTGAGTGGGATCTGTCGGAGATTCCCGCGTTTCAGGACGATCAAAACGAGATATGGACGCGGGCACTTTCCCAACTCCAGGGCGGCGGCATTCTGGTCGACGAGTACCGGTACATGATCGGGCTTGAGGCGTTGCCAAACAACGCCGGCCAAATCTTCTTACGCGAACTCAAGGTACTTGAAGTGCCGTTGAACGAATTGGGCGAACCGAGCAAGGGCGGCATTACGGACACGGAGCCGCCTCCGGTCCCCACCACGTCAGGCGCAGGCGTATCAGAACCGGATACATCAGTGAAGATCGCATTATCTCCATATGACGAAAAGGGGCGATTGGTGGGTAGCAATGGTCACACGGACTGAACGCGCACAACTCATCATTGATCGTGCGAACAAGGGGCAGATCGAAGATGAACACCTCGTCCGTGTGGCGCAAACAGTGCTAGCCATGAAAGCAGCCGTAGCCGCGGATGCCCCGGATGCGGCATTGCGCAGGCAGCACGAACGCAAGTTCCAGAGCGCATTAGAGGACTACTTTGCAGGGTTCCTGCGACGATTGAAGAGGGCGATCTAGTGGCGCTCGACGATCCATTCTGGCAAGGCGAAGAAGACCTGCTGTATGGCGTCGTGTTCAAGTTCGTTGCTGCGTCTGGTACGGCCGGCGCACAGGCTGGGGTAGACGATCTACTCGCTCAGTTTGGCGTAGGCGTCGATTGGGGCCTCGTCAGTAGTGATGTTCAGCAATGGGCGCAACGGTACAGCGGGGAACTCGTCAAAGGCATCACCAAGACAAACCGGCAAGCAGTCGGCAAGGCGATCGCAGACTGGCAGGAATCAGGCCAGCCGATGGCCGATCTTATTGACAGTCTGACCCCGATGTTCGGCGAAACACGTGCGGCGCTGATTGCCTCAACCGAGGTGACGCGGGCATTCCATCAAGGCAACCTGACGACCTGGAAAGACAGCGGCGTTGTGGAGGAATGGAAGTTCATGACGGCAATGGATGAGCTGGTGTGTCCTGAATGTGGGCCATTGTCTGGTCAGACATTCGCCTTGAATGACGATGTGAACGCTCCACCGATTCACCCTCGTTGTCGGTGTTGGAGTCAGCCAGTGGTGAGAGTGCCATGATCAATCTGCGCTTTACCTTACGTGGCAGCAAGAAGGTCGAGCAGAAGATCCAGCATGGCGTCAATCTCAAACAGGCCATCAAGCCGGCCATGCTCAAAGGCGTGCTCTATGTGCATTCCCAGGTGCCGGCCTATCCGTCTGCGTCACCCGAAAGCAACTACACACGTACCGGCAATCTCGGCCGTTCGGTGACGACCATGCAGGGGCAGGTGGCCGGCGCATTGTCGCGTGTGGAATCGCTCGGTTCTGGCGCGGTGGGCTTTATTGGTTCCAACATGGCCTATGCACCGTACGTGATCGATGAGAACCGTCAGGCATGGATGCACAAAGGCCGCTGGTGGACATTACAGAGCGTCGTCAATAAGGCGCGTTCCGGCGTTATCAAGATCTTGCGTCGATCGATTCTGGATTACCTCGGAGAGTAACAATGGCAAAACCTAGCCGTGAGTCAGTGCCCTTTGAAGTCAAGGCGGCACCGATGATTCCTATGATTCCTACCCAAATTTCGGAAGCAGACCGGATTGTCAAGGCCATTTATGCCGTCTGTGGCAACGTGGATCTCGGCAATGATCGGATCATGAACGGTGCGTTTTCCAAGACCATCGGTGACCGTTTAGCATCCGGCAATATCAAAGTCCTCTGGCAGCATGATTTGGGTATGCCGGCCATCGCCACCCCCTTGATGCTCAAAGAACTGACGGATGCCGACATGCCATCAGCCCTTGTGGCGGCGTGTCCAGATGCTACCGGCGCGCTCTATGGCGAGGTGCAATATCTCGATACACCACGGGCAAACGAAGTGCTCGCCGGTATTCGCGGCAAGGCCATCACGCAGAACAGCATTGGGTTTGACGTCATGCGCTGCTCATATGAGGCACCGGACGGCGGAGCGATGCAGATGGACGGCATGGGTCCGATGATGATGGGCGATGCTATCCGGAACATCGAAGAGGTCCGGCTATGGGACATTTCGCCGGTCAATTTCGGCATGAACCCGGAGACGTTGAACATGAAGATATTTATAAAGGCAGCCATCCCCTATAAAAAGACGGCTGTGAACGCCGATGCATCCTGGGACGCAGGGGCCATGATGGGCAACTGTGACGGCTCAGGGGCACAACTTGAAACACAGATGAAGTCAATGTGCGCGTGGATCGATCCGGAAGCGGACCCAGCAACCAAGGCAGCATACAAATTCCCTCACCATATGGTCAACGGTTCCGGCGCGGTCGGAGCGGCAAACCTCAAAGCCTGTCAATCAGGTATCGCCGTCCTCAATGGCGGCATGGGCGGCGCGTCTATCCCCGATGGAGATCGGCAAGCCGTCTATAACCACCTAGCCCATCATATTCGTGACGCTGGAGTCGAGCCACCCGAGTTGAAAGACCTAAGCGGGCCGGACGGACTACAGCATCAGTTGTGGACCTTTGTGAATTGGTGGGAACGCAACGAGGCTGAACTCAAGCGCGGGCGGGTGCTGAGCGGCGTCAATGCGGACAAGATCACCGCGGCAATGGATCATATGATGACCGCCCACGGACACCTGAACGACGTGATGCAAGCAGCCGAGCCGTCTGACTCCGGAAAGACACTCACTGATGCTGAACGCGCAAACCAGATAGCCCATCTGATGGCAGATATTGCCATCAGGGAGCGTGAACTCGCATTTTTCGAGTAAAGGAGTCCAGACATGGACATTCAAGCGTTGCGCACCCAGGCGAAGCAGCACATCGACGCTGCGAAAAGCCTCAGTGCCGGATATACCGGCGACCCGAACGACATGCCGAAAGACCTCGCGGCTCAGATCACAGGGCACCTCGGTAAGTTTGACGAACTCAAGGTTCTGATCGAGATGCAGAGCAAGGCGGCAGCGGCTGATTCATGGCTAAACGAGCCGTCCGAGCAGCCGGCCATTCATGCGATATCGCGACCGTCTGGCCCAAATGAGGGGCTGGCCGACGTCGACGAGAAGGCGTACCGATCCTTCAAGATCAACGAACGTACCCCGTGGGAGAAAGAGATTCGTTTCTTTGTGCCGCTGGCCGTTGACACGAAGGACTACAAAAGTGCATTCAAGGCGTATCTGCTCAAGGGCTTCGGGAATCTCGGGCCGAACGATCGCAAAACCCTCACCGAGGGCACAGATACGGCCGGCGGGTTCCTCGTCGATGAAGATTTCCAAACCATGCTCATCAAGAAGATGGCCGCACGAGCAGCCGTCCGATCGTTGGCGCGCGTGGTTCAGACAAACAGCTCTACGATTCAGTGGCCGCGTGTGAATTACGCCAGCGGCACGAACGATACCAGCGGCAAGATCTTCACGTCAGGCGCACGAATCACCTGGACTGGTGAGCAGCCAGCATCAAGCACCGCGGCGAACGTGACCGATCCCGTGTTCGGCCAGATCACCATTCCGGTCAATACCGCGATGGCACGAATGCCGATCTCGAACGACCTGATTGAGGATGCCGTCTTCGATGTCAATGGTTATGCGTCGGACATTCTGGCAGAGGCGTTCGCCCTCGACGAGGATAACGTCTTCCTGAACGGTTCCGGAGCTGGGCAGCCGATGGGTCTCTTGACCGAGATCAACGGCAACGGTCCTGGCTATGTCGTGACCGGCACACAGAACGCACTTACGACATCCGGAGATGCGCACGAAGGCGTTCGCATCAACAACTGTTACTACAATACGCCAGCACAGTACCGTGGTCGCTGCGTATGGATGATGTCGAGTCTGACCCTGGGAGCCGTTGACAATCTGGTTGACGCTCAGGATCGCCCAATCATCGGCCCACTCACCGGCATTTCAATGGTGAACTCAGAGCCGGGATCACTCAAGGGTAAGCCGATCATCGTTGATGAGTTCATGCCCGAACTCACCGCTTCGACGGACACGGATTCAGTCATGTTCGGAGATTTCAGCGGCTATACGATCGTTGATCGTGTGGCGATGTCAATCTCTCGACTGACTGAACTGTATGCAGAGACGAACTTGACGGTCCTGCTGGCCCGACGTCGTGTTGGTGGCTATTGCACGGAACCGTACAAGTTCAAGTCTCTTCGCGCGGCCGCGAGTTAATCCGCTAGCGATAGGAGAAACGTTATGAACATGCAAGAAGTGGCGGCCCTCGCGGGATTTAGCGCGGAGGCAACCACGACCTCAGCCAACGGTTCAGCCGTTGACTTGTCGAGTTACGTGGACACAAGCAATGTCCAGATGGCGGCTGACCTGTATTCGGTCCATGTCACCAATACGCAGGGCAAGCTCGATGTGAAGGTGCAACAGTCAGACACCACCACTACCGGAGATTTCGCGGATATCTCTGGCGCGACCTTCACGCAGTTGACTACGAGCACCGCGTTTGAGGGCACTGTGGAGACGATTCACTTCGTTACCAATAAGCGCTATGTGCGACTCGTCACGACGGCGAGCGGCACGACTCCAGTCTTCAGTGTTGCGGGCACGTTCCGTGTCTTCAAACGGCTGGTTTGATGGCCTGGATCGATCCAAAGGAGGCGGCCTTAGGGCTGCCTCCACTTCTCAATCGCCAGGAACTCGAAGAGCGTGGCATCAAGATTGCTCTGGGCTTGCCGCTCGAACGTCAGATCACGGAACTGGCATTTCGGCACTTCTGGGAGATTGCCCGCCAGGGCTGGCCGCTGCTGAACAACATGGCAGAGCACGGCATCGGCTACGGGCGTACAGATGTCAACCGCGAACGGATTGCCCGTGAGTTCCTAAAATCAGACTATACGCATCTCGCCATGTTAGACACCGATCATACGCACCCGTGGGATGTGCTCTTTCGGTTAGGTCGGTGGATGAACGTGATGAACGACGAAGGCGGGCCGATCTGCGATGTTGTCTATGGAATGCATCACCGACGCGGGCCGTCCTATGAGCCCATGATCTTCAAGTTCGAAGAGGACGTTGGGCATATCGGGATTATCCCGACTGATGATGCTCCGATTGGCCTAATTCAGATCGATGCAGCGGCGCATGGTTCCATGATCGTATCGAGAAAAGTACTTGAGA